CTGTGTAACCCGGCGAAAATCGTGAAACGGTAATTCGCGAAACTCGTGAAATGGGTCAGCCGGCCAGGTGGCGGCCGGTCCCCGGCCATCAGGTGGCCGGTTCGTAGCGGAGGTTCTCCCAGGTGGCAAATTGACCTGGTCCGGGCCAGGTGGGAGGGGTGAACCACTCGCTCTGGGTCTCGAACTCGGAGGATGGCTCCAACTCAACGGGAGTGCGCGACACCTCGTCACCCCATCCGGTCGGTAGATCGCGGCGGACATCGACGGCTTGGTCAAAAGGGTCGTCTCCCGGGGTTGGGATGTCGGCGGTCGCCGGGATGTCACTGGGGGTGTCGAGCGGAATCCGAGTGACCAAGTAGCTCGGCAGGGACTGGTACCACGGATGCCGAGCGTCGGGGTGGATGTTGGGGTCGGGGTTGTAGCTCAACCCGCCAAATTCGGCAGTGTCGGTGGTCAGGTCGTCGAGGTAGCGGCCGGCGGCATCCACGGTCACGTCCCCCAGGAGGACCAGGCTGCCAGCCGGATCGTCGCCACAGGAATCCGGGTTGGTGCCGGTGATCGACCAGTTGACCGAAATGGACGCCTTCTCGTACCACGCCGGCGCGGCTGGATCCCCGATCGCAGGGTCGAAATTCCGGAAACCCCAAGGGCCGCCGCCGCGGGCCTTGAACTCTACTGCCATCACGGCAATCGCGCCGGTGATGTCCGCCTCGGCCACGGCCGTCCATGCGCCGTCGATCCACTCCTCGATGTCGCCGGGCTCGACGAGGTAGCGGAAAGTCACGCCGTTGACCGCATCCGGAGCGTGATCGTTCCAATAGACCGCCGGCGTCCGCGGGGGCTCTCCGGGTTCCTCCGACATCTCCAGCGTGAAGTCGGCCTCGCCGGTGCCCTCGGAGCTGGACCAGTCCATGTTGCAGGCCAGGCGGAAGCGGCGGCCGGGGGCGAGGCTGGCGACCCGGACCAGCAGGCCGCAATCGCCATCGTCGCCGTTCGAGTTGGCCCCGACAGCGGAGTTGGAGCCGGCGGAGATTTCCCAGGGGGCGGCGTCCACGTCGCTGGTCTCGATCGCGCCCCGGGTCCACTCGCCGAGAGCGTCGGCCGACGTCGTGATCTCGTCGGTCAGCGTGATCGAGGCCGTTCCGGCGTTCCAGATCGGCGCGACCATGTTGCCCAGGCGGTCGATCGGCGCGCTTTCCCTCAGCACGTAGTCGACCACGGCCTTGTAACCTTCGGGAATGCTGGCCTTGAGGTCGAATCGCACCCGTCCCCTGGCCGCCCTGCCGTAGGTGCCGTCCGGGCTTTCGGTCTCGTAAATGACCGTGCCACCGCCGGTCGCCTGGCGGAACTCATCGGACTCCAGCATCCACTCGTCTAGGAGAGTGCTGATCGTGGCGGTCGTGATCTCGCTGGACAGCGTGTATTCCAGCGCACCGTCGGGCGTGAAGCCAGAGACTGTCGGATAAGCCCAGGTGGCCTCCACCCCGCTGACTGCCGTGGATGCGGCCGGCGGGGCCGCGTCGGTGGGCGTGCCGGGTACGAAAATGCAGCTCCCCCCGGACGGCGTCGCCGAGTTCGTGGTGCGCTGGAAGCTGCCGGCGCTTTCCGACCCGATGACCACCTCGTAGGCCGTCTCGTCGATCTCTTCCGTTCCGGGATCATCGGCCGTCGTTTGGAATGTCCAGTCCCAGGTCTCCACCCAGTCGGTGGCCACCCGTTGGTCATCCACCTGCCCGGCGCAGCTCCCGGAAGAGACCAGCCGGCGCGCCGTGCCGGTGATTGCCAGCACGGCGAAGCGCTTGACCACGTCCGCGCAGGCGGTGCCGTAGGCCGGGAATCCCCAGCCGCCTTGGTCGCGGATCTCCCAGGCATCGTCCGCCAGCTCGGAGGGCTGCCACGGCAGGCGCGACCACACCCGCCGCAGGGCGGACGTCGCCGCCGTTACCGGTGCCGGCAGCCAGCCGGGGCAGCCGCTGCCGCCGTCCACCGGGATGCTGCCGGGGAAGCCCGGCGGGCGGACGCCTTCGAAATCGGTGGACGCTTCCCAGGGCATCAGTGTCGGACGAAGTCGATGTTACGCGTGAAGGCGGTGGTGCCGGCGTCGGTGATGACGTTGGAGAGGTGGTCGCGGGTGTAGATGCTGCCCTTCCCGGTGGATGCCACCTGGCCGGTGTCGCCGTCGTAGGTCCCAAGCATCAGGACCAAGGTTTCCGGCAGCTCGCCGGCCGCGCCCCAGTCGGCGGTGACCTCACTGTCTTCCGCGGCGCCTGACACGATCTCCCATTCAGCGAGGGTCAGGCGATCGGCGAGAGGGGAAAGGGTCGCCTTGGCGAAAAAGTAGCGGTCTACGCTGGCGGTCACATCCAGATACCAGACCGAGTTTTCCGGGAGGCGCTGGTTCCAGGTGCCGAAGGTGAACCACACCCGGACATTCCCCGATGCCGGCCCGGATACGGGGGCTCCGTGGATGGCCGGGCGCGTGAGGCTGAGCGTGAGGGCACCGGGATCCGCCACGGTCCCAGCAGGCGCGGTTTCAGCCAGAGAGCTGATGACGGTGCCGGTCGGGAATTGTTCGAGCCGGATGCCCTTGCCGGGCCGGACCCGCCAGCTTTCCAGCATCTCGGCCACCTGGTTCCAGGTCTTGCCCTTGAACCAGATGGTCGCGCCCTCGGGGTAGCGCGGTAGGGAGTGTTTGTCGCCGGCCATGGGTCAGGAGGAAGGTCGCGTTTGCTGGTAGTAGACGTGGAGATCCTGCACATGCCAGCAGACGTCCACATTGCTGTCGTCGCGGATGACTTCCGTGGGGCGGGCTTCCAGCACCCAGCCGGCGGGGTAGTGGTAGACGGGATCCTCGATCGAGGACCATTTGTCGGCCGGCGGATCCGGCAGGGCCGGGTAGCCCGACGGGAGCGGATTCGCGGAGTAGACGGTCTCGGACACCTTGGTGTAGTCCGGGGCGGTGGTGGTGACGTAGGAGGTGCGGGCGGTGAGGGTGGCCTCGTTGGCGCGGACGCTGAAGATGGAGGGGTAGGTGAACGGGTAGCCTTCGGGGGCGACGAGGCTGACATCCGGGTCGCTGGATTGGGCGACCACGGCATCCACCCGGCGCTCGTAGCGGGTGCTGCCGAGGAGGCCGCGGGCGTTCACCTCGCAGATCCAGAGGCCGGGGGCGATGCCGCGGCAGCTCGCGCGGCGGACCCACATGCTCAGGCCGGGGAGCTGCTTGCCCTTCGGGAAGTGGGCGGCCAGCACGGCGGCCTCCGTGCCCAGGGCGCTCATGACCAGGAAGGCGGCTGTCAGGTCGTCAAAGCCGTCCTCGGCGTAGCTCGGCACCATGGAGAGGGGCGAGGGCGTGTTCGGCACCAGGTCGGTGGCGGCGAACTGAAGGCCGTGGGGATGGAGGTCGTCGAGCATCAGGCGGCTTCCACTTTGGCGAGGTGGGACTCGATCTTGGCGAGGAGCTGCTCGGCGCGGGACTGGCCGTCGATGAGTTCGCGGGGTTTCGTCGGGCGAGGATTACCAGGCCGGACGTTCTCGGCGGCGGCCTGGCCGCGGCGGTTGATGGCGTCCAGACCGGCGACGGGGAAAGCTGCGGCTCCGGCCTCGTCGAAGCGGCGGAGACCACGAAGGCCGAGGGGATTCCGGGCCTTGTCGCGCTCCGACCGGCGGTCGTTCTGTTGGAGGCGGCTCTCTTCCCGGTTCGCGAGGCCGCGTCGGCGGGCCGCGGCCTGGCCGGCGAATGGCCCCTCCCCGGCCGCAGCCCGGCCGGCAGCGGCGGCCGCGGGTTTCATGGCGGCGGTGAAGTCCTTGGCCGCCTTCGTCGCACCTTCCTGCTCACGGGAAAGCTTTTGCAGGATGAGGGGCGTTCCCTGGAAAGCCTTGGTCAGCTCGGCGAAGGCCTTTGGATCGAGCCCGCGGGAAAGTTCGGCGAAGCGGGCGCGGTCGGCGCGGGTGTCGAAGATGGGGCTGTCCTTGGCGGCGGACTCGAAGGCGGCGGCCCCGGCGCGGTGTGCGTCCAGGATCTTCCGGGCGGCCTCTTCCACGTCGGCACCCCTCGCCCCGCCGAGGGCACCGGCGGCGGTGCGCATGCGGTTCGCGGCACGCTGGCGGTCGGCATCGGCAAACTCGCGGAGATCATCGGCAAAGCCTAGGCGGCCGAATGCCTCGGCGAAACTGGCCGCGCCGTCGCGGGCGGAGGCCGAGATGATGTCGCCGGCGGCACGGAAGATGGACTCGATGGCGATGGCGAAGCGGCTGCCGAAAACAGAGTCGGCCGCGGCGGAGAATACGGCCGGGAGCGCGGTGCCGAGGTAGGCCACGCCGCCGCGGAAGCCGCCGGTCAGGACGTTGATCGTCTCCTTGGCAGCGAGCACCAGGGAATTGCCGACGAACTCGCCAAGCTGTCCTCCCTCGCGCGCGGCTTGGAGGAGCTTGATGAAGGCGGCGAGGCCCTGCCCCAGGCGCTGGGTGCGGGCGATGCTGTCGGTGAGGAAGGGGCGCAGGAAGTCGTTGATGGGCTGGCCGATGATCCGGAAGATCTCGCCGATGTTGTCCTTGAGGGTGGAGAGCAGTCCGTTGGTCGTGCCGCTCTGCTTGGCCATCATGTTGAAGAACTGGCCGCCCTGGGAGGTGAGGTTGACGAATGCCTGCTCCAGCAGCGGGAAGGTGATCTTGCCCTCGCTGGCCAGCTTCTTCACCTCGCCCTGGCTGACGCCGAGGATGTTCGCGAACTGCTGGATCACGGGGATGCCGCGACCGGTGAGCTGGTTGATGTCCTCCGCGAATAGGGTGCCTTGCACACGGGCCTTGCCGAAAAGCTCGGCGATCTCGCCGATGGGCGCTTGCACGCCGCTCGCGAGATCGCCGATCCGGCGGAGGGTCGCGCCGACGGTGTCCGCGCCCTCCCCGAAGGCGATGAGCTTGCGGCCGGCATCGGCGAGCTCGGGGAACTCGAAGGGGGTCTCGGCTCCCAGCGCCTTGAGCTCGTCGAGGGTCTTCTTGGCCTTGGACGCGGAGCCGATGAGGGTCTCGAAGGCGACGGCCGTGCTCTCCATGTCCGCCGCGGCGGTGATGGCCTTGCGGAAGCCGGCGAAGGCGGCGCCGACGCCGATGACCGGGGCGGCCAGGGCCGCGGCCTTTGCCGCCATCCCTGCCAGGCTGCCCTGGAAGCGGCCGATGGCGGATTGCGCGGAAGCCAGCGGCCCGGTGAAGGCGGAGGTGCGCAGGCCCAGGGTGTAGAAGATTCCTTCGCTCATGGTGCTTTCGCGGTGGGGGCTTGGATCGCGTAGTGCTCGGACAGCCAGGCCTTGATCCGGGATTTCTCGGCCAGCCAGGCGCGGTCGCCGTGGTCGGCGGTGCGGGTCTCATGGCCCAGGCGCTCCGCCCGGCACGGGAGCAGGGCAAAGGCGGCCCGGAGGGGGAAGCGGAAGACCGCGCTGCGGAGGGTCTGCCGGTAGTCCGCCATGAGCATCTCGATCAGGGCGGGCTGCCATCCGCTGGCAGGTCCGGCGTGGTTCCGGGCGAGGCCGGTGACTCGGCCGGCCCCGCGGGGAGATCCGGCGGCAGCGGCTTTTTTGCGGTGGTCTCCTCGCCGAAGAACTCGCGCATCTCGTGCTCGATCCAATCGTTGGCCCGCTTGATGGCGGCGGGATCGAGGAGGAAGGAAAGCTCGACGACCTCCGCCTCGAATTCCTCCCGGCTGACGTCGCCCTTGCGGAGCTGCTGGTACGACCATTCCGGCTTGGCGAAGACCAGGGCGGCGCGGGCGATGTCCATCAGGCCGACGGCGATCGGTTGACCGTCGGCGTTCTCGCGGGCATGCGCGGATCCGACGAGTTGGAGGACATTGAAGGTCCCGATGGTGAGCGGCCGGAGCTGCCACTTGCCGATGACCGGCCCGCCGCCGGCCGCGCCGTCCAGCAGCGCGGCGGTGGCGACCGGATCGCCATTGGCATCCGCGGCGGCGCGGGCCGCCATGCCGCTGACGTGGGAGTGCCAGTTGGCTTCCTCCAGCGTCATCAGCGGCTTCCCCGTTTGCGGGCAGCGGGGACGGGGGGAGCCGTCGGCCAGCTTGTCCGGGTCGGGGCCGGTCAGGGGGTAGGGAGTCGCGGGCATGTCCTCTGCGGTGCGGGTCGGTTAGACCTGGGTGGAGTTGTTGGTGACCGCGGTGCCGCTGAAGGTGGCGAGGTCGGTGCCAATGAGGTCCTGGATGCCGTTGCCGGGCTGGGTGTAGGCCAGCGTGCAGGTCTCCGGGTCGGTGATGATGTCGGCAAGGTTCCACTGGATGGCGCTGGTGCCGCTGCCGGTGGCGTAGGCCACGGCATCCGCACCGGAGACGCTGCCGGTGAGGACCATCGCCGTGGTGAGCGGCGGGACGGTGACCGGGACGCTGAAGACGGTGGTGAGGAGGTTGCCGGCGGTGTTGATCGACGCGCTGACCAGCGTCGGCGCGGTCGGGGCGTCGATGGCCACGGTGTCGACGATGGGCGTCCAGGCGCTGCCGTCGTAGTGCTGCGCCGTGACCTCGTTCTGGAAGGTGTCCCAGCTCGTGGCTTCGATGCTGAGCATGCGGCCGGAGTTGTCCTCCCAGTCCACGGTGACGTCGAGGATGTTGCCGATGACGCCGACGAGCGGGAAGACGATGCGCTCGCCGATGCCGGGGGCGGCCACGTCCAGGGTGAAGAGGGTCTTGAGGGTCAGCTCGAAGCGGGGCTTGCGGAGGATGACGGCGAGCAGGCTGCCGTTGTTCCGGTCCAGCTCTTCCTTGTCGGCGGTGCGCTTCACGCTGGCGGACTTGGCCTGGCCGAAGTCGGTGCCGACTTGCACCGTGCCGAACATGATGTTTTGCGGATCTTCCGCGATGGAGATGTAACCGGGGTAGGTGGCGGCGAGGGACATGGCGGGGTGCGGTTAGAGCGGGGTGATGGAGAGCGGGATGCGGGTGTCGTGAGCGGTCAGGGCGCAGGCGGCGGAGAAGTCGAGCTGGTGCTGCTTGGTGGAGATGCCGTCGATCTCCAGCCAGGCGCTGCCCTGCTGCGCGAAGCCGGCGTGGTCGACGCCGGAGCCGTCGGGGAAATGGAGGGCGCGGACCCAGCGTCCGGTCACGTCGATCAGCGCGCCCATCGGCCCGCCGGGCAGGGAAGCGCGGCCGCGGTGAAGGAGGTCGCCGGGTTTGACCGACAATCCCTTGGCGACCTGGATCACGAGATAGATGCGATGGCTTCCCATGCCCTCGCGAGCGGACGGGTGATCGCCGAAGCCGGGCCAGCCGAGGATCAGCCGCCACTTGGACGGCGCGGTCTTGAGGAGTTCCAACGCGTGGTCGGGATCGGACGCGACATCCAGCCCGCCGCCGAGACCGGTGACCAGGGGACGCAGCGCGTCCTCGACGGCGCGCAGCACCTCGTCGGCGGTCCAGGGTTGGGCAGGTGCGGGCATCTGTCGCGGAGCTTGGAGGAGAGGCGGGAAAGAGCCACCCGCGGTGGCGCGGGTGGCAGGGGCTCAGTCGATGCGGAACCACGCCGTGCCGTTGCTCTGGATCAGGGCGCGGTTCCATTGAGCCGTGAGGGCCAGGGTGGTCGCACCGTCGATGGTCTCGCTCGCGTTCCCGTCCAGCGTGACGGCGTTGCCCGACGCGTCGATCTTCTTAACCACGAGCACGAGGCCCGAGTTGGAGGCGACGGCCGGGAGCGTGACCGTGAAAGCCGCGCTCGTCGCGTCACAAAGCAGGAGGTGATCTCGGTCGGTCGCAGTGTAAGCGCCGGTCTTGGTTGATGATGCCAGATAGATGCCGTTCGTGAAGATGCGCCCCCAGCGGTTGGCGGACCGGCCGAGACGGTTGTCGCCGGCCGAGAGAGAGGGGAAGAACTCGAAATGCCCCAGGTTGTTGAGCGAGGTGTAGGAAGCGGATCCGCCGGCCGCCTCGGTGACCAGCGCGCCGCCGCTGCGATAAATGGCGTGTTGGTCCGACGAACCGGTGAGAGATCGGTCACGGATGACCAAGCCCCCGGAAGCACTCTGCGAGACCGCGATGAACGGCGCTGACAAGCTTTGCGTCAGGTTGACCGTTTGGATCCCGCTGCCAGGCTCAAGCAGCCGACCCGCCGTGAGGATGTTGTAGGGAACTCCGCTGCCTCCGCCACCTGGTAGCACGGGAGTGATGGCAGGCCAGCCGGCGAGCACTCGCTCGAACGCCCAACTGGTCATCAGCGCGTAGCCGGTCGCGGTCGGGTGCGTGGCGTCTGCTGACAGCCCGGCCGCTTGCAAAGCCGCGTGGGTCGGCCAGTGCCAGGTCGGCGACACGTAGGCCGCTGAGTTCGCCCGCGCCCAGGCTTCCAAAACCGGATTTTCCGTGACCTCCGTCGCCGTCGCATTAGGCCACACCCCGAAGATGATCCTGTCGCTCGCCGCGTGCGCGGTGGATAGCCGCCCGAACATGGTATTGAGCGCGCCTTCAGTCGTGGTGCCGACGTTGGCAAAGAGCGTGAGGTCAGGGGCGATGCTGCCAATCACCGTGTTGATGACCGACGCCGGGCAGTCGTCCCACTCCGTGAAGTCGGAAGAGCCTTTGGAAAGGGATGTCCTAACCACCCCCGACATCCCCGTGTGATCAAAGAGAGCCCCGATGATCCGGACGGTCCCGGTGAGACCGACGATCTTGACCCGATACAGCCCGACATTTGCGGCTGCCGATTTGTCGAGGGTGATGATCCCCGCGGCGGTCGACGCGTTGTTGTCGGTATCGACATTCGGGCTGAAAGTGAACGTCAACCCGCTTCCGGTCGCGGTCGCGTTTTGATTCAAAACCGCCGTGGTCGCTGTCGCGGACACCACATAGGTGTTAACGGGAATGCCGGTGCCGGTCACGATCATCCCCAAGGGGGGGATCACGCCTCCAGAAGTGGCGAAGGAAATGTTGGGGCTGCCGTTGGTGGTGACTCCGCTTGTCCGGGTGGAATTCTCATCCGCATAAGCCGCGCCGTTGAAGCTCGTCTGGACCTTGAATTTCCCAACTGCGTCCTCCTTGATGTAGAAGATCCGGATGCGGTTGCAGTAGATCGGGCCGGTCGTGTTGTAGTCGTAGACGGCCTCACCTGCTGCCGGCACCACGGCGACGTTGCCGTTCCACCAGCGTGCATAGTCCGTCGACGAAACCGATGCTCCACCTGAAACGGAAGGCCCCCCGTAAACCCCGATTCCGCCGACTCCTACGCCGGCGATACCCCAGCGATGTTCCAGCATTGCGAGCCCGCCGTTGGGTGCATTGATTCCGGCGGAAAGGGAGTCGCCGGCCGTCATCACGTTGATCTGGCCGGAACCGGAGTAACCCGCGATCACCTTGGCAAACGTGTTCTTGAGGGCGTTCGGATTGTCCGTGAAGAGCGCGGATCCGGAAGAGCTGCCACCCAGCGCCGTCCGGAACGCCGCAGGATTCGTGATGCCCCCGCCCTTCCCGTTGACGAGGGAGGTTTGCGCGGTGGCGAGTCCGATGAGCGGCCAGACCGCGGCGAGGATTTTAGACAGTGTCCGTGGTGACTTCATGGCGTGAGGTAGCGAGATTGTAGAAGACAACGCCGATGGCGGCGATAGCGGCGTTGGCGGCGGCGAGGGTGGCGTGCTCCGGGATGCCGACGGCTAAGGTGCCGGAGCGGTCCGGGAGTTGGTATTCCCGGCCTGCCGTCAGCAGCTCGGAGATGATTTCCGAATAGTGCCCGCCGTAAGCGATGCCCAGCCGCCCGGCGGACACGTAGGGCACGCGAAGCGATTGGAGCACCCAGACCTTGGCATTTGTGCCGGCGTTGTAGTCATCGGGGCGGATCGATTCGGGGGATGACTCCACCGTCGTTCCGGCCGTGAGGCGGTAGAGATGACTCAGGCCGCTGACAATGACGAGCTGCGTGCGGCCGGGCGCGATGCCGACGGTGGCGGTGCCGTCCAGCTTGGTCGCTCCCCCGCCGGTCAATCCGATGATCGCCGGATCGTAGACGATGCCGTTCGCCGCAAGCCAGGCGGCGGGATCTGGCAGCGAGCCAGGCGTGCCCTCGTCCCCGCGGATGACATGATTCGCCACGCGGACTTGGAGCGTCTGGCTGCGGATGGGGATGCCCTCCTCTCCATCGCGGATGGTCAGCTCGGCGACGGCGAGTTTGGAAGAAGCTCCGTCCAGCCAGTCGACCATTTCGGCGGTGTTCGTGAGGAGTTCCCCGGCCCAGAAGGCACCGCTGCCGGTGAAGGCATCGAAGTCCGCGAAGGCGAGGAGGCTGCCTTCCTCAGCCGTTTTCACGGCGAACTGGATGAGGGGCGTGAAGGCCGGCGCGGTGCTGGCCTTGCCGTCGTAGAAATCGACCGCCAGTTCCGCGAGCCCGCCGGCCTTGAGGTGGATGAGATTGATCTCCCCGCCGCGGGGGACGGAGAGGAGGCGTTCCTTGCCGAGGTCGAAGTAGAGTTTCATCCGTTGATGCGGGAGGCGGGGACGGTGCCGGAGGCTTCGGTGACGATGGAGATGGGCGACTTGGCCGGGGCGGTGGTGGGACCGAAGGTGATGTCGCCGGTGGCGATCATTTCCAGGGTGGTGCGGTGCGCGTTGGCGCGGGCGCTGAAGGGGTTCTTTTCCCCATACTGACCGCGGCGCTGGTGGAGCATTTCCGCGGCGAAGATCTTGGCCGCATTCGCCACCATGGCGGGCACCGGGGAGATGGGTACGCTGTAGCGTCGGGAGATGAATTCATCGACCGCGGCCTCCGCCTCCGCGGCGAGTGAATCGTAGAGGCCGCTGTCTTCCACTCCATCCCCGTCATCGTCCAGGGCCTCCACCAGGAAGGCGGGGGGGATGATGGTTTCGAGAGCGGCGCGGGTGAAGTAAGACACGGGTAGTAGCGTTTGGCGGGAAACAAAAACCCCGGCGGGGACAAGCCGCCGCCGGGGTTCGGGATCACGTATTCGGTTAGAATCAGCCGGCGCCGGTGGAGCCGTAGCAAAGCTGGGGAATTCCGTAGGCCATGGCGTAGCGGCCGTAGGCCTTGTAGACGAAGTTATCCGTCATGAAGGTGTGGGGGTTCTGGGGATCGACCAGGGAGGTGAGTTCCGGCTCCTTCTCGACCTGGAAGATGAAGGGCTTGATCTCGAGGCCGGTCTCCATGAGGAACCAGGCGGTGGCACTGGTGAGATCCGGGAGGACCTTCACCTGGGCGACGTTGCGCAGGATGTTGTCAGCACCGGCGGCGTTCTTCTCGTTTTGAAGCAGGGCCTTGGCGGTGAACTCCAGCGCGGGGGGCACCACGAGCAGGAGCTTGCGGCCCAGCTTCATGGAGCGGCCCGCGTTGTTCTTGCGGGTCTTGAGGTTGGTGATCGCGATGATCAGGTTGGCCTCGCTGAGGACCCCGGTGCCGGCGTTCGAGAAGACGGCCGACTTGGCGTTGCTCGGCTCGTGCTTCTTGTCGGCGGCGAAGAATGCCTTGCCGGTGTAGTCCTTGCCGAGGGTGGCGCTGAAGGCATTCGTGAACAGCTCGGCGAGCAGGCTGTCAGGGTGCTGCGCAGCCACGCGGCCGAGGGAGGACATGAGGGGATTGTAGATGCCGTAGCTGTCCCGCTCGATCGCCTCGCGAGGGACCTCGACGGCTTCCGCCCACTTCCGGTTGCGGATGGTCCAGTCGACGTTGGACACGCCGTCGAGCGTCAGCTCGCCGAGCATCTCCTTCATCGACGGGATGGCACCCAGCCAGGCGTAAAGCTCTTCCGCGGAGCCGGACGTGGTGCGGGTGGCGACGTCCTGGTAGTCCGTCTCGGCGGCTTGCAGGGCATCGTCGTAAAGGACGCGGAAGCCCTTGAAGAGGTCGGCGACGTTGGCGGTAGTGAGGTCCATGGTATTGGAGATTGAGGGATCGGGAGACTAGGCGATTGAGGGACGGCCGATCAGATCAGCGGGGCGGCGGAGAGATCGACGAAGACGCCGTCGGCATCCACGCGGACGACGATGCCGGCCTTGATGTCGTTGGTGGGTCCGGCGGCGATGGCGACGGTGTTGTCATCCTCCACGTAGCAGACCAGGCCGATGCTCGCGATGGTGACCGGCTGGGTGGCGGAGTTGTTGAATTTGAAGCAACCGGGCTTGACCTGGATGGACAGGTCCCCGGCGCTGCCGGCGCTATTGTCCACGCTCTGCTCGGCGCGGCCGATCACGCGGGTGGATGCCGTATCGGCGGCCGGGATGGCGCGGCCGGCGGCATTCAGGCTGACCATGGTGCCAGCCCAGATCCGGGTGCTGGCGGCCAGGCCGACGACGTAGTCTTTCCCGGTGAGTTCCGGGGCGGGGAAGGGAGCGGTGGCGGCAGCCATGATCGTAGGTGGTTAGAGGCGGAGGATGAGTTACGGGATTCGTGGTAGTTCGCGGGAGAGGGCTCAGGGCATGGCTGCGACCTTGGCCTGTTGGGCGGGAGTGAGGCCCAGCTTGTCGGCGATGACCTTGGCCCCGGCGCTGAGGGTCTTGACGACCGGCGGCTCATTCCCGGTGCCCGGCGTGGCCGCGGCCAGCGGGACAGTGGCGGGGAGTTTCGCGATCATGGCGGAGAGGGTGGCCAGCGAGACGGTCTTCAGCTCGTCCGCGGAGAGCGGGATGACCTTGCCGGCGGCGGATGCCTCCTTGACGAGCTGGTCGCGGCGGAAGGCTTCGAAGTCGGCGGCCAGACTGGTGACGGTCGGCAGGCCGGCGGCGGACATGGCGACCGTCTCCGGAGTGGTCTCCGGCTTGGCGGCCAGGGCCTCGGCCTCGGCGGCAGTCAGGGCGGCGGCGATGTCCTCGTCCGTGCAGGTTTCGGGATCGAGCTTGAGCATCTTGGCGAGGGCGGCGCGGAAGTCCATGGTGGCGGTGGTGGTGGTGGTAGACGGGGCGGCGAGCGGGACGCTCAGGCAATGCAGCGCGGGGAGATTCCCGGCGGCGGCGAAGGCGTGGAGATTGGCGATCTGACCCTTCCGGGTGAGGGCGACGGAATGCACGAAGTCGACCTCGCCCTTGTCGGTCTTGCCGACGGTGGGACTGAGATCGCGGTAGTGGCGGCCAGTGAAAAACTGCTCGCCCTCCGGAGTCCAGGAGAGCGGGGTGTAAACGATGCCGACTCCGGCCTCGACGCTGAGGCGGCCCATGCCGGCGATGGGGAGCGGCTCGCGGAGGGCGAGCACGTTGCCCTCGGCATCGACCTGGGGCGCGGTGTTGTGATCGAAGTCGAGCGCGACCTCGTCGAAGCCGTAGCGGGCCTGGTTGGCGGCGAGCTGCTGGACGGTCACGTCATTGACGATGACGGGATTCCCGGCGAGGTCGCGGGACTCGCCCCAGGGGCAGACCACGAGCCGGGAAGGGAGCGGGAGGCGACCCTTTTGAGCGGCTGGCGGCGTGAGCGTGGCGGGCATCGGACGGCACGCATGCTGCCGGATCGCCAGAAACCGGCCACCCGCGGTGGCGCGGGTGGCACGCCTACGGAGCGCCGCGGACACCGGCCATCAGGCGGGCGCGGGTCACGCTGTTGATCATGCGGACGGCCTGCGGGGTCGGGCGGCCGTTGGAGTAGAACGGCAGGTAGGGCCGGGCCGGGATCTTGCTGCCGGGATGGTTGACCTTTTTGAAGAGGCCGAAGGGGGTCTTGAGCGCCTGCTTGCTCTTCGGCCGGATGACATGGGCCGGGGTTTTGCCGCCGAGCTGGTGGATCGCGGCGTATTTGCGATCCGAGCCGACGGTCACGCCGCGGGCGGAGACCTCGGTCACGCGGGGGGACTTCGCCAGGGTGCCGGTGTCGCGGAGCCGGGAGGGCGTGCCGTCGCTCTTCGCCTTCCAGGTGGCCGGGCGGAGGGAGGAGTCGTTGAAGGCCCGCTTGCCCAGGGAGACGAGGCCCTGGCCGATGGCGGCATGCAGCGCGGGTTTGTTCGACGCGTTCCGGTAGAGGACTTGGAGGTCCGGGGAGAGAGTGTTGCGGACGGCGGTGACGACGGCTTGCATGGCGGAGTCAGCGGATCACCAAGCTCCGGCGTGGCGGCGGCGGGCTATCCATTGGAGAGACCAGAGCTTCCTCGCAGGTTACGTGCGTGTAAATCATCGTTGTCTGGACATTGGTATGACCGAGGTGCTCCTGGATGGCGCGGATGTTTTCCCCGCACTCGACCAGCGCGGTGGCATTGGAATGGCGGAGGGTGTGGCATGTGACCCGCTTTGTCAGGCCGGACTCGTCAACGGCACGATCCAACTCCGCGACCAGCGCGCGTTCGGTGGAGTGCCAGCGGGCACCATCACGGACGACGGCGGACGGGAAGAGCCAATACCAGGCGAGCCGTCCGAATTGCCGGCGTCCCAGCTTTCGAAGTAGTGACTCGTCCGGCGGCGGACAGATGACGTCGCGGGCGCGGTCGATCTCCCATTGCTTTCTGGTGCCGGCGATGTGCCCGGCAAGGAGCGGCAGCAGCATCTGTGGGAGCTTCACCGGCCGGGATTTCCCGCCCTTGTCATGCCGGAAGGTGACGATGCCGCGCGACAAATCCACGTCCTTCAGCCGCAGGGTAAGCATGGCCGTAATCCGGCTGCCGGTGCCGTAAAGGAACATCGCTTGTAGTTGGGGCAGGCCGCGCATCCGGCCGATCAGATCCATCGCCTCCTCGTGCGTCAGCCAGACCGGCATGTTCCGGTGAGGATTGATCCGGGGTAGATCCAGCGAATTCGGCGGGATCTCGATTTTGAGCACCGCCTCGTGGTAAAGTTTCAGCGCATTGAGCGCCTGCCGGATCGTTTTCGGATTGAGCTCCTCGACGGTCGCGAGGTGATCGAGGTAGGTTTGCAGGTCGCGGCAGAGACGCAGCTTGCGCGCCTCGCGGTAGCGGATCACCCAGCCGCGATAGCACTTGTGGGTATTCCGCGAAAGCCCGGCCTTGCGAATGGCATTTTGTAGGCCCGTCAAGGCCTCTTGATCGTCCAGCGGTTTCATGATATTCGAACGGGATCAGGTTTCGGGTTGGGATAATTGGCTGTTCTGCAAATCAAAGAGACGCGCTTTGAGCGTCACTATTTCCGCTTCGAGCGGCTTGCGGGCATCGGCGGAGATTTCCTTGTAGAAGTATTCCGCCACTGCTTCGTCGTCAGCGGTATCGACCTGCATTCCAAGCCTCCCCCATGAGTTCTCGGAGGCGTTGTGTCCGCCGTGCCAGTAAGCGAGCTTGGCGATGATGCTGCGCCTTCCATCGTGGCGAGCATCCTCCAATGCAGAACAAGTCGGTCGAGAGCAACGGGCGGGGCGTTTTGATTTCGTAGTTTTCATGGTAGTTACTGAGTCGGTAGCTTCGGCGGAGCGGCGTTGTCCGCCCGTGCCTCACCTATTTCGTTCATCCAATCCAACGGATCAGCATTTTCGAGAGTTCGCGGATCGTCTCGCCATTCAGCAGCACCGAGCCGTTTTCCTGTTTCAGTTCGATCAGCTTGGCGTTGTCGCCGCCGTCCCATGTCCGAGCGTGGATCGCCTGTTCAGCGACTCCATCTTCCACCTGTTGCCAGATGGTTGCGGTGAGATGTTCGTTTTCCAGTGTGTTTTCTTCGATGATTGGTTTTTTCATAGTCGTTTGTTGATTCAAAATTAAGAGGATGAACAAGTAGATGGTGCCGATGCTCAGAAGCTTTTCAGTCGCGCTTCAATGGTCGCGCATCGGCGCACGGCACATCACTGGCGTTCGAGGGACTTTCAATCCGGCCGTCAGGGTGCTCAATCCGGCCGTCAGGGTAGCGGATGAAGCCGCCCTTGGTGTTGTGGTCGAACATGTCCAGATAGCGCAGCATGGGGCGCAGGGTTTCCGGCTGGTCAGCCCAATCCCAGATGTAGGGAGCGCCGCCGCGGCGCGGAATCGCATATTGGATGTAGCTGCCACGGCTCATGGTAGATTTACGGCGTCACTTGTTCGTTTGTCGAATCGGCACCAATCGCCTAATGTTTTGGGGTGGACTCCAACAATTCTCCCAATTTGGGAGTAGGAAAGAACCGGGATCTCCTCACTGAGTCGGCGCGTGATCTCGACAATCAGATCGGGATACTTTGACGCATGATGGTCGGCACCGTGCATGGCCAACTTGATCCCGTGACGTGCGGCCACGTCGTGAAGCCGCTGATAGCTTCGCTTCATGATGCGAGCGATCTCCTTCGCGGGGATTTTGCCCGCCAGTAGTCGCAGCGTCCTGATCTCTTCAGTCGTCCAAAGGCCAGCCCTCGAACCAGCGGGTGCTGGCGATTGCTCATCTGTAGAAGTTCCGTTCATCGGTGGCAGGGGTTCAGTTTCCATCTTCGTTGGAGGCGCTTGGGTTGGGGTCCGCAACCGCCAGACCCTTATCGTTGTCGGGACCAGATTTGCGGGACGCCAGAAACGCGGCGGACTCTTCCGCCCGGCGATCCTCGGCCTCGGCTCGCAGGTGATCGCGCCAGGTGCGGACCACTCGCCGCGCCTTGAGCCATGCGCGGGCTCGCCGCGTCATGTCCGCCATCATCGCGTTGGCAGCCTCCAGCTCGGTGTCTCCGCAGCCGATGGCGTAGGGGCGTCCGGCACGGTCCGCCATCACCAGCATCGTGCCGGTCCGCTGGCCGGGCGGGTTGCCATTGGTCAGAACCCATCCGTCGAGGTCTCGCTCGGATGCTTCGCGGGCGGCTTTGTTGAGGGCGGAGGTCATGACTTGAGCCAACGGATTTCGCGGACGAGAGCATTCCATGCGAGGACGGCCTCGCGTGGCGTGGATCGGTATTGCCGCGGCCATTGTTCGGAGCCGGGGCAGCAGTTGCGGCAGTAGGCCACCGGGCGCGGGCAGTCGGTGTGGAGCCGCGCAATGGCTCCGCAGTGCGGGCAGTCCAGTGGCTTCGGGCAACCGACAACAAGACGCCGGTCCCGATCGGACTCAGCCGTAGTTACGTTAGATTTTCTCATGGCATTGAGGGCGGCTGATCCGATCGGGACGGCTCAGCGTTAGCCTTCCCCTTCCACGTCGCTTTCGCCGCGGGCGACGGCGAGCATTTCCGCCGCGTGCAGCGGATGCACACCGAGGGTCTGCAACTGCGCGAGGGCCTGATCTTCGGTGAGGGCTCCGGCCTCGTAGCCGGAGACGATGTCGTTTGCTTGTTCTTGGGTCGTGCTCATTACATCCATCCTTTCTTTTGGAACATGTCGCGGATCGCAGCGCGGGCGGGGGCGAACTCGGCGGCGGTCCATTGCCGCCAGGGCTCGACGCTGGCGGAAACCCGGACGAGGTCGGCGGAGAGATCCGCTTGCCCGCTTTCCTCGGCGATGAATTGGGCGTAGGCGCGTGCCCAGACTTCCACGCGGCTGGTGAAATAGGCGCGGCGCTTCGGCGAGATGCCGGAGCCGCGGATAGCGGCGACGGTGGGAGAGCCGAGCAGGAGGTCGACCACGGCATGGGCCGGGTGACCGGGCTGCTGGCTGGCGTAGCGGCCGGGAGTGCCGAGCGCCTGGTGGTCGAGGTAGTGGCCGATCTCGTGCGCGGCGGTGAGGTGCATCCAAGGACCGCCGTCCTTGAGGGCGAGCTTGCGCTTGGAGGGGTGATAGACGCCGAGATGGTTCGCGCCCTTCGCGGCACGGGTGGCGGGGAAGCCGGGGAGGATGCCATCGTCATGGATCTTGTCGATCTCCGCGAGGGTGGTCTTCCAGGCTTTCCCGACGGTGCCCGTGGCTTTGACCGGCAAACCTTTCGACACCGGCGTCTGGCGGGTGGCCAGCACGGGCGCGGCCGGGACCGGGCCGGGTGCCGGCGCAGGGATGGCCGGTGCCGGTGCCGGTGCCGGACCCCTGACCGGAGCGGCGGAGGCCGGGGTGCCATCCTTCCACCACTCTAACAAAGTGCGTCCGTCTTCAAGCTTTTGCGCGGCGGCGAAGTCGGTGAAGGCTTGGCGCTCGGCCGGGGTGTAGCGGTCCAGGATCTGGTCGATGGACAGCGCGTCCTCCGCCGGCCGCCATTCGTAGCCGCTGCCGTCCCGCTCGCGCGGGGTGCGGATGTCCAGGAAGCCCTGGCCGCCCGGCTTGACGATCCGCTGGTTCCGCTCGATCTCGCGGAGCTGGGCTTCGGGCATGACGAGCTTGTCTTCCTCGGGCTTGTTCGCCTCCGCGGCCTTGAGCTCGTCCACCTCGTCAGCGGTGAGCACCACGCAATCGCAGCGGCAGTTGAACTCCCAGGGCGGCGTGTGGTTCAGCCAGAAGGGATGATTCGCGGGCAGGATCTTCTTGTTCAGGGCGGCGTGGTGCGGGCGGACGCGGTTGTCCTCGCTGGAAAGGTATTGCCGGTAGGGGAAGACATCGGCATGGGCCTCGTTGAGCTCGTACTGAGTCCGGGCGTAGGCCTGCCAGCCGTGCATGCGGAGCAGTAGCTCGGCGCGGCGGTTCGCGGCGGCGCGCTGCTTGGCCTGCTCGTCCTCGTCGGCATTCGGATCGACCAGCCAGGGGGACAGCTCGGCGTTGATCCGGTCCTTGAGATCCCGGAAGTCCCCGCCGCGGGGCAGCTCGGCCAGCAGCTCGCGGACGCGGGCCACGGCGTCCAGGCCTTCGACGCCGGTGATGACCAGGGCACGGGCCTGGAGATCGGGGGCGAGCTGGTCGAAGATGCGGCGGGTGAGCGCCGGCTTGCCGGCGATGAACTTCGCGCCTTCCTCGTGCGGGACGGGTTCTGTCAGGAATTTTGCCATCGGGAGTTATGGGTCGCGGCGGAGTTCGGCGAGGCGGGCGAGGAATTGCCGGATCTTAGCGCGGAAGTAATGGTTGGCCGCGGCGCGGATCTTCACGGCGCGCCGGGCATGGAGGGCGGTGCCGTGGTCGATGCGGCCGAATGCCTCGGCGGCGAAGGAGGTGGTGCAGCCGAATTGATCCATCAGCGCGGTCATGCCGACCTGGCGAGCCCAGACGGCGCCCGCGGGCCGGCCGGGACCGACGATCTCCTGCTCGCTGACCTGATAGACTTCTTCCAGGGCGAAGATGACCAGGCGGACGGCGCGGTGCCGGCCGACGACCCGGCGCGGGCGAGGTGGAGTTTGCGTTTTCATCAGTCGTCGATGTCGAGGACGGCGGTGACTTCCACCAGCCCGCGCTCCGCGGCCCAGGGGCGCATGACTTGCATCACGTCTTCCGGGCGCTTGACCTGGTGGCGGACGTAGGACCGGCGGGAGCGCTCGCGGAGGGCAAAGGCGCATTCCTCGCACCAGATCTTGTAAGCGTGGCCGCGGGTCGCACTGCCGTAGCGCGGGAAGGCTTCCCGCAGGGCCTTGCGCTGTTCCTTGCGGGACTTCCCTTGGTTCGCGGCGATGACCGGGGCGATGATGCCGCGGGCGATCTGCCGCCAGGTGCGGCCGGTGGTGGCGGTGCTGCTCATTTCAGTAGCCGCCGAAAGGCGTGTCCTTGGGTGAGATCCGGGCGGACCACGCGCCGGCGGGATTCCGATTGAGCTCGACGCGCGCCGCAGCCGGTGCATTCGCCCTCGGCATCCGCCTCGTCGGCGGGCCATTCGGTGACGGAGCAGTGGGAGGGATCGCGGAGCCAGCCGCGGGCCTCGGCCTCGCGGCGGCAGTTCGGGCAGTCGAGGATGACATCGTAGGGCTTGCCCTTCCGGGTCTCCTTGATCGAGCGCAGGCAGGAGCGGCGGCGGGTGAGGATCTCGACCGCGGCGCGGAAGACGCGGCTGCCGAATCTTCCTCTATAGTGCCGTCCGCGGATCTGGATCTCGCCGGGCGCGGCGAAGTGCAGGATGCCGCGGCGGGCGTAGGTGTCGCAGCGGCGCATGAGTCGGCCTTCCGCGGTGTCGGGGAAGGCGAGGTCGCTGGCTTTCATGGTGCGTGTCTTGGTGGTCATGGTGGTGTCCTCTCGGGGTCGAGAATCAAAGGTCGCGAAAATCGCGCTCAGGAGCGGCGATGCCCGGAAGCGGGTCGAGTGTCGCGTCACCGGCAAATGACGCGTCCTGACCCCCGGCGAAGCCCGGCGAGGCGGCATCCGCGGCGTCGGTCGGCTCGTCGATCTCCGCGGAGCACTTGGAACAGTGCCACCATTCCCGGCCGGCGTGCTGCCGGACGTGGAGCATGGTGGCACCGTGCAGAGGGCAGGAGGGTTTCGCGATCATGGAGCGGTGGGGAAAAACCAAGCGCGGCGGGAGAGCGCGGCGGCGACCTCGTCCATCTCACGGAGGGTCGGTTTGCGGACGGTGGACTTCTCCAGCGGGGTGGGCAGCGGGGCCTCGATCACGCGGATGACGATCTCGGCAACGCGGTCGCCGCCGAGATCCAGGTGGAAGGTCTCGGTGGTCGCGCTCATGGCTGGACTCCTTTCGCGCCGATCCAGTCCTCGGCCTGGCGGAATTGCTTCATGCGGTCCGGCGTCCAGAACTCCGGATCGGCGGAGGCTTCGATGTGATCAACCAAGGAACCGAGGTCGACGAGGATGACATTGGGCGAAGGCCGGGACTTCTTGACGAAGCCGGCATTGATCAGGCGGTAGAAGGTACGGAGCGGCAGCGCTTCCAGACCGCAGTTCTTCAGCAGCTCCGCGCCGCAGCGCATCCACTGGCCGTGGTGCTTCAGGACCGGGGCATAGGTGCCATCCGGCTGCCGCATCAGGCGGACCAGGCCGTAGCGCGGGACATCGGAGGGATGAACGCCGGGCGCGGCATACTGGCCGGGGGCGATCTCCACCAGGGCGGTGTGCGCGTCCGCGCCGTTGCGGATGAGGGTGAGCTTCGGGAGTTTCATCGGCGGTCGGTGGTGTCCTCGGTTTCGGTCGGTGGATTCTTGGATTTCGCCTTCTGGCTCTTGTTGCGGTCCGCGGTCTTTCCTCGGCCTTCGCGGGCCGAGATGCGGTTACGGCAGGTGTAGAAGATCTGCCGGAGCTTGTCGGCGGGCAGGGTCGCGAGGTCCTTGCCCTTGTTTTGAAACTTGGCGATCTGGACGATGTAGGCGGCGGTGATGATCCCCTTCTCCATGACCACGGCGGCGATGGCGGGATCGAAGTCCGGGCTGGCGGCATCGCAGCGGCGGCCGTGGGCCAGCAGCTCCATCATGATCTTGGTCCGCCACATCTCGCGGGCCTCTTGGGTGTCCTCCGTGGGACCGTGGTCCTTGACCCGGCCGGTCCGCATCGAAGTTTTGAAGGCCTTGTCTTCCATGCCGGCGGCGGCGAGGAAATGGGCCATGAGCGGGCGGAAGTGAGAGTTGCGGCACTCCGTGAGCGAGGCGATGCCGGTGGCCTTTTCCTGCTCGCCCCGGCGCCACGCGGTGAGCGTGACGCCGGAGTCGATCAGGCCCATGGCGTCCAGCCGTTCGAAGGCCTGCTTTGCCAGGATATTCAGCCGGGCCTTTTGCAGGGTGCTGAGCAGCTTGCCGTGCCCGCCGGCGGCAGGCGGCCGCAGGCGGTAGGCGCGGCCTTGCTCGGCGCGGCTGTATTTCGAGGGGCTGGACGCGCGGGGCTTCATGGGTGGTGGCCGGTCCAATGTTCGATGGCACCCCGCACCCGCGCATCGCGGATGAAAGGCGAGACGTTTTCCGGCAGCTCCTCGCCGTCATTCCCCAGGGCGGCGTCGTATCCCTGGTGCCAGCCCGCGGCGCGGCCGACCAGGGCACCGAGGATCAGGCCGATGATGAAGACGACCAGGAAGGCGAGGACGATCATCGCGATCACTTGCGGCCTCCTTTCTTGTGGCGCTTCGCGAGGATCCGCGTCCGATTCTTCAGAGCGCTTTCCAGGACCTTCTTGCGGCTGGCATTGCCGACCGGGTTCAGGGTGCAGTACTGGATCGCGTGGCGGAGATCGCCGATGCTGGCGCGGGCGCAGTTCGAGCGGCAGTCTTCCAAGCCGGCGTGGATGAGCCACTCCAGCACGTCGAGACGATCGGCGGGGATGACGGCCGGCCGCTGGCCGATGGTGGCTCCCTGGCGGAGGTTCATGCGACCGCCTTTCCAACCACCACCGGGGCGGCATCCGCGACCGCATCGCGGTCGGGCTCGAAGGCGAAGCGCTCTTCCTTGACCACGGAGATCCCGGCGGTGCCGAAGAACTCGCGGAGGGTCTCGCTGGACCGCCATGCGGAGAGCACGGCGTTCTTGTTCAGGCTGGTCTTGATGCTGACGAAGCGCTCGGCAAGGGACTCGTCCTCGGCGGCGAGGATGACGTCCAGCGCCTCCGCCTCCTTGGTGCCGGCGGCGAACTCGACCTTCCCGGTGCCCTCGCGGAAGGCGAGCTTGTGCCCGGCGAGGAGGATGGACTGCTTGTCGCCGAACTCGGCCTTTCGGTTGGCCTGCGCCCAGGCGGACAGGCGCTTGATGTTCGCCTCCGCCTGGCGGCCGAGTTCCTCGATCTCGATGGCGAACTCCAGCTTGAGCGCCTCCATCCGCTCGTCGCGGATGATGGCGGCTTTCTCCTGTTGGAGCAGGAGGGCGGCGGTGCCGGCGGCGATGGCGGTGGCCTCGTCGCGGGACTTGATCGGCTCGATGCGGATTTTTTTCAGCAGGGCCTTTGCAGTGGTGGTCATGTCGTGGTGTCCTTTCGGTGGTTCTGGTTTGCTTCGGTGGATCAGGCCCCCGCCGCCGCCTTGTCGATGTGGTGTCCTCGGGCGGCGGCGGGTTCTTGTTTTCTGCCTCAGTCGAGGCGGGAATCGATGGCGTGGAAGGCATCGCGGAATGCCTCGTCGTATTGCAGGAGATGGCTGGCCTTCTTCAGCCGGCGGGCGGCTTCGGCGGCGGGGATGCCCAGCTCCGCGGTGAGTTGATGGGCCGGCGGATCGCACTTCACGTAGACCAGCAGGACGGTCATCTCGTCGGCGTGGTTCTGGCCGCGGGAATGCTCCCGGGCGGCCTTTGCCATCTCGGCGAGGCTGGTGATCCGGCTGGCGTTGCCCTTGCGGATCCGCTTCCGGGGCATGCGGAGGATGGTGGCGCTCATGATGGCACCTCCTCTGCTCCGACGGTGTAGGGGATGCCGCGGACCGGCAGATCGTCCTCGAAGGGATGCGCCGGGATGTCGGCCCAGGCCATGACGCGTGGGACCTTCTCGTCGGCTTCCGGATGAGCGGGGAAGCTCAGGCGGTCGCCGAGCTGCCAGCGCTCGCCGTCTAGCCAGGCCTCGGTCACGGTGCCCTCATCCAGGGCGATCAGGACGGTGATGTCCGCATCCGGCCAGACCTCGTCGAGCGGACGCCAGGTGATGGTGGAGGTGATCATCGGGTTTCCAGGGTGGCCTTGAGGGCGGTGGCGGCGGCGAGGATGGCGACGGCGTCCAGATCGTCCGGCTGCGCGGCGAGGCGGTCGGCCACGCGGCGGAGGAAGGCGAAGTGCCCGAGGTGCGCGGACATGGCGGCGACTTTGCCGGCGGCAGCCTTGGCTTCCGGGACCGGGAGCGCCGGCAGGCGGCGGGTCAGGAAAGCGACCACGTCCGCAGTGGACGGGGCGGCCAGGCGGACGCGCTCGTAAAGCCGGTTGTGGATGAGCTGGCGGGCCTCTTCCCAGGAGCGAGCGGTGAGCTTGCGCCAGAGGGTGTCGATCCCGGCAATGACGACCACCGAATCCGTGAGGTTCAGGAAGGTCTTCACCGCATTCAGGACCGCGGCGGTGCAGTGGTGCCCCTCGTCGACCAGTAGGATGCGGCGGGCGCGCTGCGCGGAGCCGATGCAGAGTTCCAGGCGGGCGGAGGTGCTGGACGGCAGATCCTCCCGGCTGGAAACCGCACCCAGGGAGAGCGCGATGTCGCCGAGGGCGCAGTTCAGGGAGTTCCACCCCTCGTGTGCTTCGGTGCGGGCCACGGATCCGGCATACTTGTCGGCGATGATGCCGAGTGCGGTGGTCTTTCCAGAGCCGGTCGGGCCTTCGATCAGGACCAGGCGGGTTTTTCCCCTCTGCGGGATGAGCCCGGCGACGGCGACGGAGCATTCCAAGGCCGGGGTGAGATCGGGATAGAGGGACTCCGCGGCGGCGGCTCCGCTGGCGGCCTCGATCTGGGACCAGACGCCGCGGTATTTCGGCAGGTGGTTGTCACAGACCAGGCCTTCCGTGTCGGCATCGCGCAGGCGGCGGAAGGTTTTGGTCGAGCCGAGTCCGGGATAGCGGCGCAGCATCTGCTCGTCGCTGATTTTCGGACTCTGACCTTCCTGCCAGCCGCGGATATTCTTGGCGAGCTGGACCAGCTCAAGCTCGACATCCGTCCGGTGTTCCGGGTGGGAAAGTTCCATGAAGCCGGCGTTCATGCGGCACCTCCGTTTTCCATGCGCCCCGCGCGGCCGATGAAGTGATGCACGCCTTCCGAGCTTTTTCGGAAGACATTCGCGAAGCGGCTGGCGGCCGGGTAGATGTGGATGAGCACGACCCAAGGGACCGCGTTCATGGCGTCCAGCCGGAAGACGGCCGTGCTGCCATCCGGCATGACGACGGGCACGGCTCCATCCTGAAGGACGGCATCCAGCAGCAGGGGATTCGCCGAGGTGTCCTCGGTCCATGCTTCGGCAGGATCCGTGTCGGCATCCTTGACGGCGGCGAGCTTTTCAGCGGCGGCGCGGGCGGCGGAAGAAAGCGATCCGCTCTCCTCCTCCATCTTTTGAACGGCCACCGCCCCCAGGGCGGCGGCGGCCTCGATCAGTGTCAGTGTTTTCATGTGGTGTCCTCTCTCTGTCGGTGGTGACCGGCGGCGTCTGCCGCAGGTCAAAAGTGTTCGAGCGCCTTGGCCTCCATGGCGGCGAGTTGGGCTGCCTTGTCCCCGCCGAAAAGGGCGGCCAAATCGTTCCCGCGGGTCGGCGCGGCCAGGCCCTCGCGGGCGGCCGGCCGGGGGGCGGCGGAGGCTTCGCCGGTGGTCGGCACGGCTGCGGCGGGGCGATCCAGATCCCCGGCGGTGGCGGCCAGGCCGGTGCCATTGAAGACGGAAACCTCCCGGCGGCCCGGCGCGCCGGCGGCCACGGCGCGGAACTCGGTGGCGGCGGCGGCGGCGGCCTGACGGCGGAGATCCAGGGTGCCGTGGCGCTTGCCGGAAAGATTGATCTGCGGGGCGAGGTCGACCAGGGGCGCGGCGGCGCAGATGACTTCCCCCCAGCCCCAGCCGCGGCGGTTTCGGGCTCCCATGTCGGCATTGCAGACGTAGGCACCGGCAGCGGGGTCGGCGGGATCGCAGGCGACCAGGACGGCGTGACCGCTTTCCAGGCACAGGCCGTCGATGCCGTTCAGGACGAAGGAAAGCTCCGGCCAGCCGCCGCCGGGATTGACCATGACATGGCCGGCATTGACGGCGCGGCGCTGCTTGACCGGGAGGAGACGCCATGCCTCTGAAGCGGGGAGCGGCGTGGTGTTCCAGCCGTGGCGGGTGCGGAGATCATCGGCGGAGACTCGCTCGCCGTGGGCCTTCCGCTCGCGGGGGCGGCTGTTCATGATCCGGGCGGCTTCCTCGTGAGCGGCGGCGGCGTCTTCCTGGCTCCAGAAGCCCAGCAGGCGCGGGTCCGGCTTGCTCGCGGCGTTCTTCGCCTGGCGCCATGCCTTGGCGCTTTCCTGGAACTCGCCGGCGTGGCGGCCGACATCCCGGCCGGCGTGCGCCAGCCAGTTTTGCAGCGGATTGAAAGAGCCTTCCAGCGTGCCCTTCCCCTTGGACTTCCAGACGTGGTCGATGTAGCAGAGCGCGTCGAGTCCGCCCCAGGTGCGGCCGTCGGCCTCGATCCCGTGGACGTAGGAGCTTTCCCATGACCCGCGCTCGAGACGGAGGAAGCGCGGCACGCCATGGGCACGGAAGAGCCGGCCAATGAAGCGGACGATGTCTTCCCCGCGGTAGGCATCGCGAGGCCGGCCGATGAGATCAAAGCCAAGCCACCCGGCACCGCACACGTCCAGGCCGGCCAGGATCTGGCGGCCGACATTCAGCTCGCCGGTCTGCGGATCCAGGTAGGTGAAGGGCTGGTTGCACGAGTAGTCATCCAGCTCCCACAGCTCGCCGGGGAGGAGGTTTTGCAGGGTGCCGGACTCGTCGATCCACAGCATGCCGCGGCGGGTGACCATCTCGCTTTCCTGCGCGGCCTTGGTGCCGCGGAAGCGGCTCCACTCGTCCTCGGTGACCTCGAAGGCGCGGCGGACGGACATCGGCCAGGAGGGCTCTTTGCCGGATTCCAGGGCGCGCTCCTCGATCTTGCGGAGTGCGGCGACGGCGGCCGGGCTGGCGTCCGCATCCCGGCAGAAGAAGTAGACCGCGATGTTGATGGAGCCCTTGCAGAGCCGGTGCCAGCGGGCGATGGCCAGATCCGACTCCGAAAACACCACCGCCGCGGGCCGGCCGGTCGGCTTCGCCGCGGCGAAGGCGGCAAAGGCCTCCCCCCCGGCAGCCGCCATGGCACCCCGCCAGCGCAGGAAGCTGGCCGGGGAGACCCCGGCGAGCCGGCATGCCTGGTTAAGGGAGATTCCGGTGCTCATGGCGGATTCGACATCGCGGACGCGGGCCGCTTTTTCGGGTGGGGTGAGATTCATCGGGGGGCAGTCAGAGCACGTCCTTCAGATGGGTGCGGATCTCCGGCGGCAGCTTGGCCGACGCTTCGGCGATCATGACGATGGCTTGGTCCCGCTGCTCCTTGCTGAGATCCGGCCACCGGTCCGCCAGCTTGGCGTGCTCCGCGGCGAAGCCCCGGACCGAGGCCCAGGCGAGGAAGGCCTTGCGGTCGGCAGGCTCTTTTTCGGGCACCTTGCCGGCGGCAATCATGCTTTCCAGTCCGGCGATGATGCCGCCGAGACCGCAGCCCGCCCACACGTCCGCCTCGGCGGATTCGCGGAGGTGCGGGTGCTTTTCGACCAGGCGGAAGAGCTTGGCGGCTTGCTCGATCAAGCGAGGGGAAACGGCGAATCGGGTGGCCAGACCTTCCGCACTGAGTGCGGAAGGTTCCGCTTTCAAACCCGTCTTTTGGCGCTCGCTCCCATCAGTCGCAAATTCCGGGTGCATCAGCACCGCCAGATAGGCCGTCGCGCCCTTGGTGTAGTGGCGGCGGCCGGTGACGGTGGCCATGATGATGGCGCTGGCGTCTTCCGGCCGGACGAGCAAGTACGGCACGCGCCGAAGCTTCGCATGCTGCGCGGCCATCCACCGGTTCCGGCCGTCCACGACCCAGTATTCCGCGCCGAGAGGCTTGGGACTCCAATCCGTGGCCGGGATTTTGCAGATCTTGATCGGTTCCAGGATGCCGTTGGCCTTGACGCTCTCGACGAGCGCCTGCCAATCGCCTTCCAGCTCGGCGGCGCGCTCCTTGTGCTCGTCGCGGTTCTTCCCGGCCTTCCGGCTGCGGGCGGCGAAGTGATCGGCCAGGCCGACCATCATGCCCACGCGCTTGAGCATCGGGTGCGGGGCCATCTCCGCGGGGCGGGCGTAGCGGATCTTAGGCACCGGCCACCTCCCCCGCTGCCGCGGCTTGTTCCTGGACGACTTCGATGGCTTCGCGCAGGCCCTCGGCACGGGCCTTGGCCAGGCCGGCGAGGACTTTCTGGCCCTTGCCCAGGAACTTGGCGGAGCTGACCTCGTGGCGTTTGGCCAGGCGCTCCATCTCGGAAATCATGTCGGCGGGACTCATGGTGCGGAGGCGACCTCCCGCGCCGGCAAGGACTCGATCTCGGCGACAAGGCTGGCGGAGACCCGGTGCCCGTTGAGCACGCGGTTCAGGTGCTCGTAGCTTCTTCCCAGCGCCTCGGCCGCAGCCTCGTGCGTCCATCCCTTGTGCTTCAGCCGCCGCTTCACGGCCTTGAGTTTGTGCCTCGTCATAACGGCGAACAATTCGCACGATTCGCCGAATGTGGTCAAGCGAATATGCGAAGTTCTTCGGAAATGCCGAATTTATCAGGCTCCGGTGGGTCGTTGAAGTTTAAGGGTTGCGGGAGGTTTCCGTCTCGGCGCTTGACGTTCGCGGGCTTTATGCCCCGTCATACCGGCGATGTCATACAAGGGCTTGAACCTTGGTGCTGCCGTCCGCCGCTTCCGTGAGGAACGGGGACTCCACGCCAAGGAGCTGGCTAGCGCGGCGGGGATTTCCGCCAGCTACCTCAGCGAGATTGAGAACGGGAAGCGCCCGGTCTCGCTGCCGACCTTGCGGAAACTGGCCCGCCACTTCGGTCTGGCCGAGATCGAGTTGGAGGAGATTTTGAAGCGCTTGAATGGATTCGGCGAATCTTCGCAAAGTGGGAGTTTTCCCGATAAGACCGCGGCTGTCTCACCCCCGCCCGCAGAGTCGCGGGAAGCTGCCGTGCCTTACCACTCCCGCATCCCCCCCAATTCCGAAACTCCCGACGACATCACTTCCCTCGCCCGCTGGTTCGTGGATTCCCTCGACCGCGAGAAGGCTTTTGAAATCGTGCACCAGATGACCGACAACGCCAGGAAGGGCGACGCCAAGGCCGCGGGAATCGCCCGCGCCCTGCTGCTCCTCCTCACCTACCCTTGACCATGTTCAGCATACCGAAAAAACTGATCGAACGGGCCACCGCGAGCCTCAAGAACTACCAGAAAATCGCCGAATCCCACCGGATCCGCGACGTCTCCGAAGCCGACACCGTCACCTTGGTAAAGGACATCCTGGCGGACGTGTTCGGCTTCGACAAATACTCCGAACTGACCAGCGAGCAGCAGATCCGCGGGACCTTCTGCGACCTGGCGGTGAAGATCGACTCCAAGATCCGCTATCTGATCGAGGTCAAGGCGGCCGGCGTAAATCTCAACGATTCCCACATCCGTCAGGCGATCAACTACGCGGTCCACCAGGGCGTGGAATGGGTGATCCTGACCAATGCCGTGCAATGGCGGCTTTACCGCATCAAGTTTGGCCAGCCGGTCGATGCGGAGGAAGTGGTGAGCATCGACTTCCTGACGCTTGGAACGCGCTCCGACGAAGACCAGCGGCGGATATTCCTCTTCTCGCGGGAGGGCCTTTCGACCGACGCGATGAACCTCTACCACCAGCACGCGTCGATCCTGAATCCCTACACGGTGGCGCAGGTGCTGATGCAGGAGAGCGTGGTCTCCACCTTGCGGCGTGAGATCCGCAAACTCTTCCCGGACATCAAGGTCAGCGTGGAAGAGCTGACCCAGATGATGCAGAAAGGCGTGCTCAAGCGCGAGGTGCTGGAAGGTGACAGCGTGAGCGCCGCCGCCGCCCGGATCAAGAAGGCCGGCGGCAAGCTGGCCAGGGAAGCCGCGAAGAAGGCTAGCTCCGCGAGTCCGGAGCCGGTCATCACGACGAGCGTGCCGGCGGATCCGGTGATCGACCTTTCCAGCCCAGCCGCCGAGGAGGCAAGCGACCCATGAAGCCGACCTATCTTCTCGCCTTGCTGCTGGCTGTTCCCGCGGGGCTCATGATCGTATGGGGATGGGGCCGCGGAAACTCCGGCTGGAAGCTGATGACCGCGGCCATGGCACCAGCCTTGGTGGTCTGTCTGGTGGCCAAGCTCGACCCTCCGAAAGTCGGCCCTCCGAAGTAAATGACCCGACTGTCTTCCGGTAAGAAGACACCCCCACCATGCCACCCGCGCCACCGCGGGTGGCTGTTTTTTTGCCCGCGTCCCAGCGTGCCGGCAGCATGTGCGTTGCCGCTTTCCTCGCTGAAGTTTCCGCCGCCGGGCCGCTGCCCCAGCACACGACGCTGATCGGTCTGCTGGCCCTCGGATTATTCGCCGTAGCCGTGGCGGCGGAGAAGGCGGTGAGCATCTGGCACAAGCTGAAGAAGCCGGTGCCGGACCACGAGACCTACGCGACGAAGAACGAACTCGCGGCGGTGGAAGCCCGCGTGAAGGACGAGATCGACGGGGTGGAACGGCAGCTTCACGACGGCTTCGGCCAGATCGACCACCGGATGACCCAGATGGAGCGTACGCTCGGGAACCTGGTCAACGACATGGCCCGCAGCCTGGGCCGGCTGGAAGGCCAGCTCTCCGCCCGCCTGCCCGTGGTGCCTGCCCCGGCAGCCGACACCAAGGCCTCCTGAAGATTTTTCATCCCGCCCATGGCTCCCCACAAGATCGCCGAGTTCCGACGCGCCGTCCGCCACCACCTCGCGGAGCGCCCTTCCGTCTCCCAATGCGCGGAGACGATCCACCGCTTCATGCACCGGGAAAATCCCTGCGAGCCCGCCGACGTGCAGGCCGCATGCACGGTGCTGACCACCCTGGGCCAGCTCGACGAGTCCAATGATCCGATGGGCGGCCCGGTGAAGTACTACCGCATCACCGCGAAAGGCATCCTCGACCACGAGGCCGGCCGCTGAATCTCCAAGCCCGACCACCAACCCGAACCCCGTTACCCACCGTGAACTGGAAACAACGCATCCTCCTCTGGCTGACTGCCATCGCCGGCATCTGCACCCTCATCGGCGGACTGGACCTCACCGAGATCCTCCCCCTGGTCCCCGACCAGGTCGCCGCCGCCCTGACCCTGGCGCTGCCGGCGGTCATCACCATCGGCAAGATCGCCACCATCATCGGCGACCTGCTGGACGATGGCCTGCGCAACGACTCCTTCAAGAGCGGCGGCACCTGGCTGCTGCTGCTGGCCGTGATCCTGGGCAGCCAGCTCCTGACCGGCTGCGTGGCCGGGCTGAGCGCGAGCGGCGACTGGACCTTCAAGGCGGACCCGCACGTCGTGGACCGGCTGATCGAGCGGGCCATCGTGATCGACGACAAGGGCTCCAAATAACCGTTTCCGCCCATGACCCTTTTCGCCTGGATTCGAAACCTCTTCCGCAAGGAAGGCACCACCGGCGGGAGCGCCGTCCGTCCGTCCTCTCCGGCCGGCGCTCCTGTCCAGCCGGCGGTCGGTCTATCCTCCGCCGGTCCTTCCGCGCCGGACCCCTACGGCATCGCCCGCCAGCACCTCGGCGTCCGGGAAATCCCGGGCTCCAAGCACAATTCTTTGATCGTCCGCTGGCACCGCCGGCTGGCGAATTGGATCAATGACGACGAAACGGCGTGGTGCTCGTCCTTTGCCAACTATTGCGCGGCAGAAGCCGGCTACGAATCGTCCGGGAAGCTGGACGCGCGGAGCTGGCTTCATGTCGGACAGCCGGTGAACCTGGCCGATGCCCGGCCCGGTGACGTGGTGGTGCTCTGGCGCGGGAATCCGAATTCCTGGAAAGGCCACGTCGCCTTTCTGGAGCACTTCAACGCGAAGCGGAACCTGCTCTACCTCCTCGGCGGCAACCAGAACAACGAGGTCAACATCACCGCGTACGACCCCGGCAAACTGCTCGGCATCCGCCGGCTGCGCTCCCTCGACCGACTCCAAGGCAACAGCTCCCGCCACGTATGACCACCTTCCTCATCGTTGCCGCCTTCGCCGCCATCGTGATCGCCGCCTTTTGGATGATCGCCAGCGACGATGATGACGATGGCGACTGGCCTTATTGGTAAACCTTTTCCCGCGGACGGCCCGCACTGCGAGGCCGGGCTCGACCTGATAAGTCGCCTTCAGCGTCCGCGGGAACCCCTCTCTAACAATCCATGGCCACCCGCACCGGAAAAATCGCGCGGCTCCCCCACTCGCTGCGGGAGGAGATCAACCGTCGCCTGCTCGACGGGGAGACTTCCGGAACGCTGCTCGCCTGGCTGAATGCCGAGCCGGAAGCCGTCCGGATCTGGGAAGCGCACTTCGAAGGCGTGCCGGCTTCCGCGGAAAACCTATCGCAATGGCGGATGGGCGGCTACCGCGACTGGATCGGCCGCAACGAGAAATCCGAGCACCTCAAGACGCTCACCAGCTTCGCCGTGAAGGTGGCCAAGTCCGGCGGCAGCATCGCGGACGGCGCCGCGGCCATCATCGCCGGGAACATCCTGGAAGCGCTGGAGACGGTCGGCAACCTGGTCGTCACCGGCGGCAGCGATGACGCCGAGAAAGACCCGCTGGAAGGCCTATGCTCCGTGGCCAACGCGGTCGGCAGCCTCCAGAAGGGCGCGGCGGCACGCGGCCGGCTGGAACTCGACAAGAAGAAGGTGCGGTTGAAGGAACAGGCCCAGCAGCTCGACCGCGAGAAGTTCGAAAGCCAGACGGTGTCCAAGTTTCTCGAATGGGCGCGGACGCCGGAGGCCGCCGCCATCCTGGACAGCGGCAAGTCCAAGGAAGTCGTCATGGCGGATCTCCGTCAGCTCCTTTTCGGCACCGGCCACCCGAACCCCAACCCCGCCGCCCCATGATCGCCTTTTTGCTCATCACCGCCCCGGCCCTCGCCTTGTCCGCGTGGCTCGTCTTCATCGACGTTCCCCGCCAGCGGCGCGAAGCCGCCGCCGCGGTGTCCCGTGCCCGGCACCGTGGCGTGCTCCATGGCATGAACATCGGCTGGATCCACCACGGCCGCGCGCTGGCGAAGATGAGCGGAGCGACCGTCCACGGCTTTGCCGGCGAGTGCGGCGGCTGCGGGAATTGCTACGGCATCGTCGCGCAGGCGGCCGATGAATACTGGAACTGTAGTAACTGCGGCCACCGGAACCCCGCCCCCTTGGTCGCGGAGGACGTGACCACCACCGCCCGCCCCCGCATCCGACGCTCATGACCTCCACCGAAGCCCAGGACATCACCCGCAAGGCCGCCGAATTCATCTCCCAAATGGTCCGCCTTTGCCATCTGCCGAAAGACCGGCGCGCCGAGGCGTGTGACCACGCGATCGACCTCAACCGGCTTTCCCAGGCGCACGAAAAAGCCGCCGCCCTGGAAGCCGCGCCGGCCGAGGCCGATCCACCCTACTGAGCTCATGTCCGAACCGCTGATCAAGTTCCTGTCGCCGCAAGAGGAAGTCTTCCTCTCGCGGCTGCGTGTGTTCTTCATGGTCTGGCGCCGGCAGCTCGGGAAGAGCTTCACGCTGGGGGCCAAGGCCATCGACCGCATGATGGCGATCCGCGACCACTCGGTCTTTTTCGTCTCCGCCTCGATCCTGATGGGACAGGAAAACATCCTCAAGGAAGCCGCGATCTGGAACATCCTGCTTGAGCGCTTCCGCAAGGCCGCCGAGGTCAAAGGCCAGAAGCTCACCTCCAACATGGACGGCCTGGGGATCGACGATGTCGCCGAGCTGTTCGAGGCGTCCAAGCTGGAGGTGAAGATCTGGCACAGCCGCACCAGCTACAGCCGGAGCCGGGTCATCGCGCCGAACCCGATGACCGCGCGCGGATTCTCCGGCGATGTCTTCGGCGACGAGATCGGCTTCTGGCCGGACTTCGACGGCGTGTGGGACGCGGTCGAGCCGATCATCTCCCGCCGCCCGGACTGGATGATGATCATGGCGACTACGCCGCCGGCTGATGACAGCCACAGCAGCCACGAGATCCTGAATCCGGGCAACCGGGAGTTCCCGGTGAATATCCGCGGGAATTGGTACGAGACCGAGAGCGGCTACCAGGTCCACCGGGTGGATGCCTACGACGCCGAGCTGGCCGGCGTGCCTCTCTACCATCCGCGGAGCGGCGAGCCGGTGACGATCGACGAGGCCCGCGCTTTGGCAATGAACAAGCCGGCCTTCGACCGCAATTACCTGCTCAAGTTCCTGACCGGCGGCAGCGCCGCCATTCCCCGGCACCTGCTCATCGCCGCGCAGCAGCTCGGCATGGACGCCGGCACCGGCATCGACCTTTCCGAACCGCTGAAAGCCGCCTGAGATGATCGCCTCCGAAGCCATCCCGTCCGACTGGACCCGCCACCTCCTTGGCGGCCGGCTGGGCATTGGCTACGATGTGGCGACCACGGAAAAGAAGACGTCCAACCCCAGCTCGATCACCGTCACCGAATCGCAGGGCGGAAAATACTGGCAGCGCCTGGTGGTCCGTTTCAAGACGGCCGATCCGGAGGCTGCGATGGTCGCCCTGGAAACGATCCTGACCAGCGCGCCGGCCCGCTCCCTGGAATCCCTCTGCGTGGACGCGAGCAACGAGCGCTACCATGCCCAGAACGTGAAGAAGCGGATGCGGAAGCACCTTCCCGTGCATCTCATCGTCTCCGGCGAGACCATCGTCTGGCAGGGCGAGAAGTTCTCTTACAAGACCCTTCTGGGGCAGCTCTACGTCTCGGCTTTCGAGGACCAGCGGATGTCGCTGCCCGGCGGCGAGTGGTTGATCAAGGACCACCGTCTCGTAAAGAACCACGCCGGCGGCTTCGCCACCGATCTGGACGACGAGGGGAACCACGGCGACACCTTCGACAGCGGGAAGCTGGCCCTTTGGTCGCACCTCCGCGGTGGCAAGCACGACGCGCGGGGAATCTCCGCGATGCAAGTCGGTGGCAGCGGCGGGAAGTCTGTCCGCGACGACCGCCTGGTCACCCTGGCCCGCCGCCAGCTCCGCTTCGGCGTCCCCGGCGAAGCTCGAAACAACCTCAGCTCATGAACCTCCTCGACCTCCTCCTCCGCCGGAAGCCCGTGAAGCGCGGTGCCTTGCTCGGCTCCCGTTACGAACTTTCCGCCATCGCCCAGACCATGGATGCCGGGCGGCTTTCCGGTGTCCTCCGCTCCGCCGAGTCGGGGAACATGGACGATTTCTTCGCGCTGTCCCGCGACGTGATCGCCGGCCATGGCCACACCCAGGCGCAGTTCGGCACCCGCAAGCTGGCGGTCATCGGCAATGCCCAGACCGTGACCGCGGCGAATGAGAACGTCACCTTGGAAACCACCGTCGCGGCCGCGGTTGGCAGACACTTGGAAGGTCTAACCTCGTGGTTTGACGCCATGGTCCACCTGCTGGACTCGACCCTTTTGCCGGTTGCCGTGGTGGAAAAAATCTGGAAGCCGTCCGACCGGCCGGGCTGGCGCTATGAACTCGCCGAGCTGCGTCCGGTGCCTTACCGCCTGCTCGATTACTCGACCGGCTGCCTGCGGATCCGCGACACCGGCACCGACGGCCAGCTCCTCGGCACCCATCACGAGCCGACCCCTCTCCGCTACATCGTCCACCGCGGCCATCTCCTCACCAGCACCCCCGACACCTGGGGAGGCCCGATGCGCGCCGTCTTGTTCTGGTGGCTGTTCGCCGTCCAGGATCGCGACTGGTGGGTCCGGAACCTGGAACGCTTCGGCGCGCCTTTCCTGGAAGGCACCTACAACAAGGACGACGACCAGTCCCGCTTCCTGCTCGAACGCGCCTTCAGCGCCGCGACCCGTCTTTTCGGGATCGCCGTGCCGGACGATGCCTCGGTCAAAATTCACCAGGCAAACACCAGCCAGAGCGGCGACGCCTTCGAGCAGTTTCACTCCACCGCGAACAAGGAGATCTCGAAGATCATCCTCGGCCAGACCACTTCGGCCGAGGCTCAGTCGACCGGCCTTGGCAGCAGCATCGGCAAAGAGCAGGGCGAGGTCCGCGATGACATCCGGCAGTTCGATGCCATCCGCCTGGCCGCCACGATCCGCACCCAGCTCATTTCCGAACTCTGCTCGCTGAATGGATGGCCCGTCGATCCGCCACGGATCTCGTGGGGTGGCGACGACATTGCCGAGCTGGACATCACCGGCGACCTCCTCAAGTCGCTCCGTGACGCCGGCATCCGCGTGACCGACGATGGAATCAAGACCCTTTCAAAGCGGATGGCCATTCCTCTCGAACGCGACACTGCCCCGGCCCGGCCGGCAGTCGGCGCACTCTCGGCCTTGGCCGCGCCGGACCCCGGCCGCGTGTTTGCCGATCGGTCTGACGATGCCCGCTCGGCAGTCGACGCACTCGCCGCTTCCGC